GTAGTTTCCTCTTCGGATACTACGTCTTCTGCAGATGCAGTTGTTTCTTCCTCTTCAACAACTTCACCTTCTACTTCCTCCTCTTCCTTCATACCCTTAGGCATAGGTTCGGCAGGTTTAGCACCTCTATTCACAATGTCTTTGACAGTTGCGATTTTGGGTTCGTGAAGTTTGGCAGAATCGTCGTCTACCTTATAGTTTTCTGGGGTAGGACCACCGAGATCTTCGTAACTGCCAGTTTGACCAGGGGTCGAAACACCAGAAGCATTGCTTCCAGATTTTGGCATTGCCTCAGATGCAGCAGCTCCTTTCGTTACTACGTTTTCCATTTCTTGTAAATTGCTACCAACGGACATTTGATTAGATATTTTTGTATTAATCTATATTTATTTATAAATTAAAGATTTGATAAGAACTCGTTGAATAAGTTCAACTTGTGTTCCTCAAGGGTTTTTTGATCAACCAGGGTATTAATCTTTCTCTGTGTCTTTTCTGCGAGTTGTTCACGAAGAATTCCACCTTCCCAAACCCACTCTTTTCCTTCCATAATTCCAGATACAAATGCATCAGGTGCAGAAGGATCGGCAACAATATCAGCAGCAGTTGCTAGCATGAAATCTTCACCAACAACTTTTACACCACTACGATCTTCTTTTAGAGAACCAACACCACGAGAAGAAACTCCAAGCATCACACCTTCATCTAAAAGTGAAGATGCAATCTTACCCATAGGAGTATTAAGAATCTGTGCCTTGCCTCTAAAATTATTTCCCTCTTGAGTAAGAGATGTAATTTTATGAGAAACTCTATCAAGATTTACGGTCGGTCCTTCAGGATGACCGAGTTCTCCGAGAGCACGACCCTTCTTAACAAAGGTTTCGTTGTATCTACCAACTTCCTTGGAAAGAGTTTCCATGGGATACATTCTTCCATTGCGATTTTTTAAATTGCCTTGGAGAAACACACCCTCAATGTAGAGTTTCTTTCCAGAACCTTTACCTTCGGTAATAACCTCTACCTTTTCTATCTCCTCTCTAATTAGTTTCATGCTGAAAACGTAACTTTATATATTATTTATAAATTATGATCCTAATGCCATTGATGCTCCGAATCTTGCATTACCATCTCCCTCTGGATTTGGAATCTTACTTTCACCACTTCCGTCTAGGTTGTAGATATATATTGAACCAGTATCAGAACCACCAGTATCCTCATTACTTGCACCAACATAAATTTTGTTACCACCTACAGCAACTGCAGATCCGAAATTATCATTAGCAGCTGCATCAGAAGCAGTAATTTTGACTTCACCAGACCCGTCTAGGTTGTAAACATATGCTGCACCAGATGCTGAACCATCATCATCATCCTTTGTTGCACCAACAACAATTTTATTGCTTCCGATAGCAACCGATATTCCAAATTTATCAGACATTGCACCATCAGAAGCAGTTATCTTAACCTCATTTGAACCATCTAAGTCATAAACATAAACAGCTCCAACTTCACCCTCTGCTCCAACTACTAGTTTATCATGTCCTATGGCAAGTGAACTTCCAAACTTTGCACTGGCAGCACCATCAGAAGCAGTGATCTTACTTTCACCACTTCCGTCTAGGTTGTAAATATATACTGAACCAGATGATGAAGCATCATCATCATCCCCTGGAGCACCAACATAAAGTTTGTTATTTGCTATAGCAACTGCAAATCCAAACTCATCATTAGCAGCTGCATCAGAAGCAGTAATTTTGACTTCACCAGACCCGTCTAGGTTGTAAACATATGCTGCACCAGCAGCGGTGCCACCAGCATTCTCATTTTTTGCACCAACAGCTACTTTGCTATTTCCTATAGCAACTGCAGATCCGAAATTATCACCAGCAGCTGCATCAGAAGCAGTAAGTTTAACTTCATTAGTTCCGTCTAGATCATAGACAAATGCGGAACCAGATCCCGAACCAGCATCATCTGCTCCTCGCATTCCAGCAGCAATTTTACTATTTCCTATGGCAACTGATATTCCAAATGAATCAAAAGTTGATGTATCTGCTTCACAATTAACTTTAGTTGAAGTAGTTAAATCATTCACATCAAAGATAAATACTGCTCCTTTGTAAGAATCTTGAAAGAATGCTCCTACAACTAGTTTGAGAGCAGATGCTGCAGATCTACCAAATTTTTGAGTCCAGGAATTGAATCCTAATCCTAAAAATGGATTTGCCATAAATCAATCACCTCCAGAAGAAGTCCAAACATTGGTAGCAAGGATTGTATGAATTTCTTGTTTAGTATAAGGTCCTTCTTTTCCTGTAATACTAGAAACAAATGATGGTTCACTACCATCCCATTTCACAAAAGTTTTTGTCTCATCAACAGACTTTCTAACTGTTTCAGAGGAAGTCTCACAAACTTGAGAGAAATCTACTTTTGATAATTCTGAAGTGGGTATAATTAAATAAGTTCTTGCCATTTTTTTATTATTGTGAAAGTCTAAATTTAGATGAAATTGCGTTAAAGTTTTGTGTAACTTCTGATTGTGAGAGTGCTCTACTATAAACTCCTACTTGTGCCACACGTCCAGGAAATTCACTCATACTACTAGCATAATCTGGATAATGAGCCGCTATACTTACTCCTGCCACTGACGCACCATGCCCACCACTAGATTGTGTATCTTTAAGCACTGCATTTTCATATACTTTAAGATCACTTCCATCATAAGTTGCGGTTAGAATATACCATCTATTCTGTTGCATAGTACTTCCTACCGCTCCAGCTGTGCCAAAATTACCACCATGTTGAATTTTAATTCTACCAGATACATCCACATAAAACCTAACAGGTCCAGGATGTCCCAACGATCCTGTATCCATAAATGCCTGTTTAGTTGATGCGGCATCTTTAAAAACAACAAAATGAATACTGTAATTTGTAGGATAAATGAAGTTGTCTAAATCGGCTCTGTCATCACTTCCATCAAAATCAAAATATCCATCTCCTGTTTCAGTAGTGCCATCACTAGCTACAAATGTAGGTCCATTGACAAGAGTTGCATTATTACTTCCAACTAAATCACTCCAAGTTGTGCCACTACCAGAATAAGCACCAGCATCTAAGTACATAAAAAGTCCGTCAGTAATTATAGGAATATTAAAACCAGAGCTAGGGCGACTAAATTTTTGGGCCCAAGAATTAAATCCCATTCCTAAAAAGGGATGTTTTGACATTATGCGCCTTCATAAACTATTTTAGAAGTATTTGATAGTGCTTTTGCATAAACATATGCAGCACCAGAGTCATGAGATAAATCAGTAACTGTCTTTTTCATCTCACCTTCAAATCTATTATAAATTAATCCTTCAGTAGATGTTGCTATTCCAGCACTGGTTGTTGCAATACCAACTACTACGGGAGTACTACTTTGACACTGAAAAGTTATAGTAGTAACATTATTTCCAATGAGAACATATGAACTTGGTGTTAGTTCTGTTGATGCTAATGCCATTATTTCTCCTCTTGAGTTTCTGGTTCATCAAACATGGATGCACCAACGGTTGATCTAATTCCATCGATACGTTCTGATGCTTTTGCATACAGTGCGTCCTTAATTTTGTCACTTATCTCGGAAGCTGACTCATCAGCACCAATCAAATTTACAATTTCTTCCATGAAAATTAATATACGTATATTTTCTATTTATATCTCAGCGGCTTTACCATCTGCATCAGTAATTCCTCCATCAATTTCTGGTTCCATTGGAACATCACCCATCATTCCTTGCTCACCTTCTTGTGGTAATGGTTCTCCAGTAATAGGATCTACCGCACTTGGATCCGGAATAATTCCATCTTTAATTTCCTGTTCAATCTGTTCATCCATCTCAATCATTTCTGCATCAGTCTGACGGAGAACTTTACTACGAACCCACTGAGTGGAATAATACTTCCCAATATAAGGTTCAATTGTTGCCAAAACACCAAGTCTCTCATTTAACATTTCAGTTTCTTTGAGTTCAGCAAACTGATTATCATATAAGAAATCATATTGAATATGATCAGAAATTCTATCCCAATCATCTGGTGATACAATATTCTTAAGAATCAATTGAGTTTTCAGCATATCATTGAACATCTGAGTAAATCTCTTTCTCAGACGACCAACAAACTTGGCAAACTTAAGTTCATCTCTTAGAATCTCAGAGGAACGACCAAGATTGAAACCACCATCGGCAGCAATTCTAGATTCTGGAACTCCGAGTGCTCTATAAAGTTTCTTTAGGAAATACTCAATATCGGCAAGTTCTCCTAAGTTCTGTCCACCAGGAAGTGTAGAGATTTCGGTTCCTCTACCACCTTCTCTTCTAGGAAGCCAGAAGTCTTCCATCATGGACATAAATTTGCGGTCATCACGAATCTCTCCAGTATTCGCATCGTAAACCTGTTTGTTACGATAACGCATCATAACATCACGAAGATATTGCTCTGCCTTTACCTTAGGAAGATTGCCAACATCAATATAAAAAATACGACGTTCTGGTGCTCTTGATAATCTATAAATTACGAGAGAATCCTCAATCATTCTAAGTTGATTGAGTGCTTTGATTGCTTTATGAAGATACGAAAGAACAGTTCCTTTGTTTCTATCTACAAGACCTGAAGTACAATATGTAACTGCATCTTTTGCTATCTTAGTCCCTTTATTTCCACCACCACCAGTTAAATTTCCTGATGGATAATTTGGTTTTGGTGTATAGACGAAATACTCTTCAATCTCAGGAGCAATTCCATTTTTAGATTCGTCACGTCCAGGAATATTTGGTCCAATAAGATTTTTATCTTTTTTCTTTTCTTGTCTCACAAACCTCATTTTCATGGGGTCGATATATCTCAACTCTTTAATACCTTCCTGAGGTTTTTTGAGATCTATTACCTTGTGATAATAAAGTCTTCCGTCTACATACCAATTTCTAAAAATTTCATGAGCCTTCTTATCAAAGTCCAGTATTTCTTTAATATACTTAAATTCTTTTCTGATTGCTTTCTTTAAATTATCAGTTGCATTTAAATTTGAAAGTTCAATCTCAATTGGAGAGTCGTAAAGATCACTGACAATTGCTTCATTTACAACATCTTCTATAGCACCATCCGCTTCGGGATGAAGTGCCATTTCTCTATATCTTTTGATTAAATCAAATTCTGTTCTGTATTGACCTTCAATATCTACATATGAACCATAAAATCCACTAGCAATATAGTTATCAACCCCGTCCTCGTTATTTTCGGGGACGGGGGAAACTATAGACTTGGATTTTTTTTCCTTATCCTCAATAGAAAAACCAAAAAGTTTTGCCATATTATAAACTTGCTTAGACTGTTATTTTACTATTTAGCTGATGTCCTCACCACCAGCTTCTGAAACATTACCTTTAATTGCTTCATAGAAATGTACTTGCATTTCCACAGTAAATTCTTCAAGAGTATCTGTAGTTTCATAACTCAAATCAATTGCGGAAATGTTAGTTGGAAAAACATCTTTAAAGATGTACTTTCTAAGAACACCACCATCACGGTTGAGTTGATTGACCTTTGCATCTACTTGATAAAGTGCAGGATCAGTTTCACC